TGTTTCTATAGTTTTCTTTTATCCCTGATCTCTTGAGACATAACTTCCCCAGGGTGGATCACAGGACTGGCTTCCACCTCTCCCGCCTCTACCATCCTGTGATAGGGCCAGAGTACCCGGAGGCTGCGATTGTTTCGATGCTGGAGTGGTCTACCACCGCTGTCTCCAACATCTACACCAGTCCCTCGCAGACAGGCTGGTCGGCTCGCAATCAGGGTGAGGATTGGCCGGTGTTTACCGCTGGCACCCATGCAGGTGCACTACTTCGTGAGCGGAACGGCTGGCGTAGAAATGAAAAAAGCCGCTTAGTGCTACCCCCGGTCGAAACCCCATCTTTTGGGACAGGGCGGAGATAGCATTAAGCGGCCTTACTCTGTCGGTTTCGACGCCAACAAAAGCATTCTATAGGTTTACAAAATTAAGCGCAACTCAAGCTGTTGTCTGGAAAAAACGCATCCATAGTGATCGGTGCAACAGTACGCAACTGCGCCAAGACCTCACCTGCCAGTTCCCGGTGTTCCTTCTGTGTGGTTGGATCTAGCCTCTGCTGCAGATAGTGAATCCAAGAGCGCATAGTCCCATTCATGTATAAACGAGACGTTGTCAGACCCTCTGGAAGGATCGCTCTGGCCTGTTCCTTTGCAATACCCCTGGACAATGCCTCGGAGTACGCCTGATCGCACTGGCGAGCAATCCCAGCCTGTATAGCAGACCACCAGCGCTCCAGCTCCTGATCAGCAGTTGGAAGACTGTTTTGGCGGTTTTTAACATCCTGCAATCGTGCTTCTCTAGTGACGCTTCCACTCTGTAGGTAGTGGACACTGGCATATCGCTGGCTGAATTCCTGGAACGAAAACGATCTGTGCCGCAGAATTTGCCTGCCAATATCCCGAGTGGTATCGATCTGCATACAGACGTTAGCCATTTCAAACGGCGATACATGACCGTGTTGCATCAGATAACGCAAAAGGCCAGTCTTGCCAGAAGCTTGATCCTTGGGATTGCTCACCCGAGCGATGTATAGGATCTGCTGGTCAATCTCTGGTGTAGCCCATTGGATACGTGCTCTCATTTAGTCACCACCAGTCCGTCCTCGAACAGCACTAGCATAGTCTTGCGCCATGCAGCTTCCCAAAGACTTTTACGTTCTTCGTAAGACAATTTGGAACCCTGGTCGATGTTGGCATGACAATGTACACACAATGCCGCTGAGTAAACATCGTGCGCTTTCATCCCCATGCCTTTTCCGTACTCCGTCCAGTTAGCATGAGCTGCTTGTGTCTCGCCTTCCTTCCCGCACAGTTGACACGGTAGGCTAGCGACCGCCCGAAGCAGTGCCTTGTTTCTGTACATTGTGCCACCTCATGATTTCGCGTTGGAGTTCCTCTTTCCCTGAGATCCCGCGTGATTTTTCTACCCGCTCTAAATACTCACGCCGCTTTTCTTTGCTTCTTTTGGACAGGACGTACTGCGCTTCGCAATACAATGCAAACGCATTACTTTGCAGTCCGACTATGGTTCCGTCTGGTAGATACTTGGCAATCGCTGAATCGTGTCTCTTTCCGCACGCATAGCACGCAAGTCGTCCGTCCAGGTCAAGCCCTTCTCCGTCGCCCATGCAATCACCCTTTCCACGTAGTCCGAGAAGGCAGCAGTTGTCATCCCTGTCGTAGTCGGCTCCTGCTCAACAACCTTGCCATTGGGTAGCTCAATCACCCTGCCATTCAAGAACAGGGTTTTGAAGTAGCAATGCCAAGTCTCGGCGGAGTATTCCGACCCAGGCTTGATCTGATTTGCGATCTCATGCAGGACAGCCCAATAAAGCGAGTTTTGAGCCGTTGTTCTGTTGGGTTTGGAGATGGACACCACCCACCCGGGTTTAGCGTCTCTAACAGCCTCTAAAGCCTGTTTCCTGGCATTGTCGTTAATCAGCGGAATAATCATTTAGCAATCTCCATGCTTCTGCTGCACAGAGAGGGACTTGTCCGTTGCCAATGGCTTTAAGTCTGTCCACCCTAGCGGCCACCCCATCAGCCACTCGACCCACGTTGGGTTCAACTTGCCACCATTCCCGGCTCCCATCAGCCTGGCTTCCTCGGTGCTTGTGTTCTTGTTTAACAGTTCCCATGAACCAGTGCCGCCACACATCCCAGCCGTTCTCGGTGTGGGACAGTTCTTCACTGCTGTTGCCAGTCCATCCCCGCTGTTTTTGCTGGCTCCTTTGCGGTTGTAATTCACGCATACTGTCGGTGTGGGCCAGTGAACCTGTGTCCCCAGATTGGGAGACTTCCGATTGCCCTGAGTTGTCCCGCTGTCCTTCCAATCCCGAGCGTTTGGACTTGCCCACAATCCAGATTCTGTCCCTCTGGTGATTGGCTCCAACGTCTGCTGCTCCCATAACAGTCCATTGCGTGTCATACCCCAGCGCGGTAAGGTCTGCAATGACTCTGGTTCCTCCCCGAGTAGTAAGCATTGGGGAGTTTTCCACGAACACGAATCGAGGTCGAACTTCGCCAACCACGCGCGCCATGTGCGTCCACATTCCTGATCGCTCACCGTCAAGTCCGGCGCCTTTTCCTGCGGCGCTGATGTCTTGGCATGGAAACCCGCCAGATACAACATCAACAATTCCTCGCCACGGCTTTCCGTCAAAGGTTTGTATGTCATCCCAAACCGGGAAAGGCGTGAGAAAACCGTCATTTTGTCGGGCGCACAGTACGCTTGCTGGATATGGTTCCCACTCGACGGCGCAGACTGTTCGCCATCCAAGCAGGTGTCCTCCAAGTATTCCTCCACCAGCGCCTGCGAAAAGAGCCAACTCATTCACAATTCCTCCTCTTTGAGTTTCCAGCGGTTGCCCTCCTTGTACCAGCCATGAAGGACAACCCTCCAGCCAGACTTCAACATTTCTGGATACGCTTCCGCATCCTCGATCTTGTGTTTCCTGGCTGACAGGTTGGACTTGCTGGTGACCTGCACAGCAACCGTTTCATTGTTCCCAATTGCCAGTAGATCGATACAGCCAAACAGGTCGTGCTTGCGCTTGGTGAAAGCGTTGTAGTGCTCTACCGTCGCAACCAGATACCCAAGATCACTCAGGTGCGCTTTGCTTTTTGCCGTCAGACTGACCATTGAACACTCCAGGACACAGATCAGATGCCTTCACTCGACCGTCTGTCAGACGCTCAATCTCCAGTGCTCGCTTGAGAGGGATTCCAAAGTCACGCCACTTGTAGATCGCCTGCCGACTCAACTCTAAATGAGCCGCTAGTCTGCTAGTCCCACCGAGATACGCTGCTGCCACCTTCAATGCTGTTTGACTGTCGATGTACGCTGCTGCTAACTTCTCTGCTGTTTGACTGTCCATGTTGACACCTCCTGCCCGGATGGTACACTGACGGTTGATACGTTGCAAACAGAGCCTATAGTTTTTCGCTAATACAACAACAAAACCTATAAAAAAATATTTCTACACACAACACAAAAACGTAGGCATAATGACAACCATTGCAACACAACACGGGGAAGCAAATGCTGATTCAGACCTTAGAACAGATGTACGAGATGCTTGAGAAGATGGCAAGGTACGACATAGAACATTGCCATCTAAGTAGAGATTACTTAAAAGAAGCTGGCATCGATTACTTCAAAGATATCCTTACCATCCAGTCCAACATTCAATTTTTCTTGAGGAGCGACAAATGAGAGAGAACGACGAGAACCGCTGGGAAGCTGAGGTGCAACGCTACAAAGAAGAGCAGGAGATGAAAGAGAAGATCATTGAGGGAACGCTGTTCAGCATTGCCGCAACGATGTTCTTCGTCATCCTGGTCGCAGCGATGGCACTATGATCTGTGACCCCAGCTTTGTCTGGGTACCAAGCGCCGCCACAGACGTAACGCAAACATGGCGCAAATTCGGGTGGAAACCTATTTCGGAGAGAACAGATAATGAAGCACATCGCATCCGCGCTCGTCAAAGCGCAGCAAGCATTCGGGCCAGCATTGAAATCGAGCAGCAATCCGCACTTTCGCAGCAAGTACGCTGATCTATCCGCAGTTGTCGAGGCTGTGATCGATGGACTAAACAAGAACGGTATCGCCATGCTGCAACTGACCCATGAGTGCGATAACGGCGTGATCGTTGAAACAATGTTCGTACATGAGTCAGGCGAGACACTCAGCGGAGGCAAGCTGCACGTTCCAGCTACCAAACAAGACGCACAAGGCTACGGATCAGCCTTGACCTACGCTCGCCGCTACAGCCTGATGGCAGCTACGGGCATCGCTCCAGAGGATGACGACGGTAACGCTGCAAGCAAGAAGCCCATGAAACCGCTGGATGCCGCAGGAGCCTGTAAAACGCTCTCAGAGGCTGGATCGATGGAAGACCTGAAAGTTATCTATGCCAAGGCGTTCAAGTCGTTCCAGGGCGATGCTGAGGCGCTGAAGGCTATCGACGCAGCCAAAGACAAGCGAAAAGGTGAGTTGCTGGAGATTGCGTGATGGAACAGCGAACCGATGAGTGGTTCAAAGAAAGACTTGGACATGTGACCGCGTCAAAAATCAAAGATGTTCTTGCCAAAAAAGGAACTGCAACAAGAGGCAATTATTTGATGCAGCTTGTTTCTGAGCGGCTTACTGGACAAAGAGAGGAAACTTTTGTTTCTGCTGCAATGAAAAGGGGGATTGAAGTTGAAGACAAGGCAAGAATGGCTTATGAATCAATATATGGATTTGTTGAAAAAACAGGATTTCATAAGCACAAAAAAATTAAGTGGTTTGGAGCGTCTCCAGACGGTTTAATTGGAGAAGACGGTGTACTTGAGATTAAGTGCCCAAATACTGCAACTCATTTGGAATACATAAGGACAGACAAAATACCTATGCAATATATGCTGCAAATGACCGCGCAAATATCATGCACAGGTAGAAAGTGGGCACATTTTGTTAGTTTTGATGACAGGCTTCCAGAGGGTTTACAGCTTTTTGTAAAGGAGTACGAGCCATCTTGGACTGATGTTAATTTTGTCAACAGAAGAGTTATCGAATTTGTAAAAGACGTTGAAAAGGAGCTTGAAGAATGCCAGTCTTATATGAAGTCACCGCAGCAGGTGAAAAATACACCACCAAAGACGGAACAGAAAAAACCAAATGGATCAGAATCGGATCTGTCATCCAAACCAAGTCAGGAAAAATGAGCCTAAAGCTGGAGACGATTCCGCTTGGATGGGACGGCTGGGCTAGCCTGATGGAGCCACGACAGGATGAGCCGAAAAAGGCTCGCAACCCTGGTGAAGACGATGACCTCCCATTCTGATCCGGTCAATCCATCCCACTACAAACAAGGCTCTGTCGAGTGTATAGACGCCTTGGCTGCTGCCACGCATGACTTACAGGGATTAGACGCTGTTTGCACCGCAAACGCTATCAAGTACCTGTGGCGCTGGAAGCAGAAGAACGGAGTGGAGGATCTAAAAAAGGCTCAGTGGTACATCGACAGGCTTATCACGGATAACGTTAAACCGTGATGATTTCACCCTTGTACTCGACCTCACCCTCGGATCGTACTTGTGCGATCTGGGGGTACAACATCTTCCCGTCCTTAAACGACAGACTGACAAACCCAGAGCGCCAGTCCACCGGTGAATCCTCCATATAGGCAAACTGTGGCCCATACGGGTCTGCAAGCGTTCCAGTGTCAACCCCGTATCTGACACCGTTGTAGTCTGAAAACGGAGTCACCTTTAACTGGTGCAGGTGTCCGGTCACGGTTGACCGACCAGCATTCAGCGTATTGTTTCGGGTTGCGTGTATACCACCACGAATCCTATGCTTGATTACAACGTCTTGGTTGACAAACACAGACCAGCATGGAGTCCACAGAGGGAAATGATCTTTGAGGTGGAATCCGTCTACGCCTTCAAATTCAGAGACTTTGTTGGACAGAGCAGTCTCAAACCGTGCGTCGTGATTGCCCAAAGGCCACAGCAGCTTTGCGCCCTTGGCAATCTTTTCTATATCTTCAAGACGCTCCTTGACTGCTTTCAGTTCTTCCATGACAGTCGGGGCTTTGCCCCACATCTGCCTTCCAAATCTACTGATCTGGGCACCATCAAACGCATCGCCATTGCAGACGATGAACGATGGTTTCTCAATCTTAATGACCTTCAGCAACGCTTTGAACGCAGTAGAGACGTATCCAGGCCAAAAGTGCGCGTCAGAAAAAACAAGGATTTTGCTGTTCTGACACTCAATCTCGACCCTTCCACTGACTCCCATCTTTGCAATCGCAAGATCCAGGTTTTCTGAGTGGTGCGGTAGACCCTCAACACCCTTTCGCCTCAACCTACCCTGTACTGATCTGACCGTTACGCCGAGTCTTTTAGCCATTGCTGTAGGTCTGGGATCTATAGCATAAGCTGCCCAGAATTGATCGTCTTCAACTAGCTTCATTTGAAAATAACCACCTTCGTATTTTGGGATTGTCCGCGAGGACAGCGAAGACTCCTCTCTCAACTTCCATGACCTGTTCCTCCGTCAGTGACGGGCAGGCCGCATGGACCATCTCATGAAACAAAGAGTCTTGGAGCTTTCCTTTGCTCCCGCTCTCTAACATTATTTTTCTTGTTTCATGGTCACACAGACCGATGCACTCTTCCGAGTGATCGATCTTATCTAGGACAGTAATTGACCAGTTTCGACCGTTTATTCGAGCAGTTTTGAATGGAATCACTTTGTCATTTCGACCGCGTTGCGAGACACCTCAGCAACCCTACGCGCCCAGCCTCGTCCAAACGTCTCAAAGTGTCTCAGTTGTTGCAAAAATACTAGCCTTGCATCACACACATCCTGAACCAATTTAGCCGCATCACGCTCCTTTACCAGCGCAATAGTCTTGGGACCAATGGAACCGTCTTTCGTCGCTCCAACGCATTCCTGGAGCGTTCTAGCAGCCCTGGCTGGCCCACTGTTTACGGCGTAATCAAAAACAGCATAATCAACACCAGGAGGTAGTTCATCACCTTTTATAACATCCCAATATTTCGTTTTGTAGAAACCCTTGACACCCTCCGGTGTAAGTGCTCGCATATCATCCGCTGATACTTCTTTGCCTAGGTACTCTTCCCACGCTGCTTTAGTGACTCCCAAGTTAGTAATTCCACCTGGGTCAGATGGGTGGTCAACGTAACCGCCTTCGTGCTTGATAACGTGGTGAAAGCAAATATCGAACTTCATTTCTTGTTCCGCATATCAATGATTTTTTCCAATGTCCTGCCGCCAAAGTAAAAGCTCATAATGAGCATTCCCCACTGCCCCAACAGTTGCACATAGGACTCATTCGTGTCTTTTCCGAATGCAGACATCATGGCAAAAGTAAAGTAGCCAGCGAGGATAAAGATAAGAGTCATTGGCCGAATGTTTTTGGACAGCCAGCTATCGCTACCCATGTCAGCCTTCAGCCGTTCTGTGAGGTTGTTTTGCTCTACCTCAAACAGCTTTGTCTCATTAGCCATCTTTGCCAATTCACCGTCCTGGTGTAACTTGGCAAGCTCGGCCTGAGCCTTGGCTTTTGCCTCCGGGTCAGGGAGAACTTTGTCTAGGATCTTTGATCCGACTTCAAGCAGTGGGCCTAGAGCTAGCATCATCTTCCTTTTTGATCATGTTGGCTGCGGCATAGGCGCCTTTACGACCAACGATCCCGCCTACAGCGCCAATCGCCAGTAGCATGATGTCCTTCAGGATAGCGATCAACTGAGTGTCAATCGGGCTGATGCGCTCCATGTCGTGTTCGACAAATAGAACGCCACCGATGATTGAGATAACGGACAAAACTAGAATACCCACGAGACTGAGGGCAATAACAGCCCAAACACGTACCTCAATCTCTTCTGTACTCATGACTGCTCAATCACAAACATTATGATGTGGTAAAGAATCAGACCGCCAAAGAACAGGATAAAAACCAGAAATGCGTAATCAGAAACCATCCGCAGCAGCTTTTTTCGTCTACGGATCTGCTCATAAACCATCTTCTCGCGCTTTTCCTTGATCGACCGACGCATCATCAGGAATTCGTTATACCCATCTTTTCCAAGCCACCAGAGTTCACCCAGCGTAAACATATGCCGGATCTCTTCCTCCATCTGCGCGATCTTGATCTTGGCAGCGTAGGTGTCAAACGCTTCAGCAGTTGCTGACTTGTTGAATACCAGTTTCTTAAAGATAGGAGGTGGCTTGTCTGCTAGCTCTTCCTCAGTCTTAATCCATTCCTGGAGATCAGATACAGCGCCAGCCCACTTGCCCAGTTGACCGAAAACGTCTTCAGCTTCCCGACCGATCTCAACAGCCTTTTTCAGGCCATTGAATACAGCCGTGGCTGTAGCAAGTAGGGTAACTGGATCAAGCATTACTTAATCCAACCGTCCCAAGCAGCCTTTAGCACAAGCAAAGCAGCTCCGATACCTGCCAGCCACTTCATGAAAGCGACTAGCGTCTGGGCAGTTTTCCACGCTTCTGCAAGGTCTTTGATGCTGTCATTCAAGGCATCTACCTTGTTTTCCAGCTTCTCAACATGAGATCGGAGTTGCTCGACTTCGCTCATATTCAAACCCCAACAGCAAACCAGTAATAAGTAACCGTTGCAATATCTTCAAAAGCTGATTTAATTTCAAATCCTGTCGTACTAACAGACTGCACAGAAAACGAGTCTCGTTTATTTCCTGCTGCTGTAGTCAATGCTTGAGGTGTTGCCGTTACAGAATAAACGGATGAACTAAACGCCGTTGGAAATGTAATAGAAGCGGTTCCGTCATACCCTGGGTCAACCGTCACTGATCCCCATTGCAAAATTAACCCACCAGGAAGTTTTTGATAACCATTCGAACCAAGTGATTGATTACTTCCGGTGAAGTTTGTAGTGTAAACCCCATTGGTGACAGTAGCAGCATTACCAGTGATACTGATACCCCAAGTCCCACTTGCACCGCTACCAGTCAATCCTGGGGCATACGATCCAATGTTAGAGGTGGTAACACCATTGGTTGCTGTTGCAGCATTTCCGGTAATGTTAATCCCCCATGTACCGGACGCACCAGTTCCGGTTTTGGTGGGAGCATCGTTAGCAATACGCAAGATAGTGTAAGCAGTGGTGGCAGCGTTTGTGCTGTTGTCACTGGTTGATGGAGTTGGCAGAACAGGACTGCTAGAGAACGTCTTAACGCCAGCAATCGTCTGATTTCCGGTCGTGTACACCCCGTTAGTCACAGTTCCAGCATTTCCGCTGACATTTCCGGTCACATTACCGGTGACATTCCCAGTGACATTACCGGTGACGTTCCCAACAAATCCAGCAGAGGTAAATGTACCGACAGATGACCCGTTGGCAGCAACTCCGATCTGGTTGCCAGCAGCAGAATAAAAACCTGTATCGGTATCACCGTTGAACGTCCAGCTAGGCGCAGCAGCAGTTCCAGCCGGGGCAATGTACTTGTCCTGGGAGCCGTTCTGCCACTCTTTCAGATCAGCCATCAACTGCCGGATGGCATTGTTGATATTCGCAGGGGAGCAACCTTCTGCGATGTTGATCGAATTGATGTCTGTGTTGAGGTCTGGATTAGTGTCGAACTCTGAGATCTTTGTCTTTGCCATTATTCCACCTCAACTTGAGGAGTCAGAAGCCCACGCATTGCGGCAGGCACGTTAAAGTATGTCGCAGGCTCTCTGCCAACTGGCCTACCCATCAGAATCTGCGAGATCAATTCATCAACCTTGCTCTGCATTCTAGCGCCAGCCATCTCTCTAGCAGCAGCACCCATTGCAGGCACAGCAACAGCGCCAGTAGTACCACCAAGCGCATACCCTGCGCCCGTAGCAATACCACCAGAAATTACGCCAGTCGGTGACAATTTGCCGAAGTAACGCAAGACATTGTCAACAGGACCACCACGTGCAACGTCTTTGATCAATTCCTGCTCTTCTTTAGTAAACCTTCTGAGTTTGGTTTGATTGTTAGCAAGCTGTCTAAATTGCACTCGAATGGAGTTCTCCATTCCAGACTGGCTATATTGCGCCGCACTATTTTGTGCGCGCTCAAGCAAAGTCTCAATTTCTTGACCCTTGGCTGCCCTGCTGTAAAGCCCACGAGCTTCTTTCAGAGCATCAATTGCCATTTGCCGAGAGGGGCCAGCACCAGCCACAAGATCAGCGTCTTGCAAGTTCTCAACAAAATCATCCATCTTGTTCAGAATAGCCATGCCCATTTTGCTTTCTGAACGATCACGAGATGCCGCAACATTCCCAGCCGCACGGCGCAATCTCTCCAGTCTTTCAAGCGTCAACGGAGTTTGTGCTTGCTGTCCGAACTCATCCAAAAATGCGGCTACAGCGGGTTGAGATCGAGGCAAGTACCCAAGGCTATCAACAGACTTAAAAATGTCTTGCGCGGCTTTCTGGAGGCTTTGTGGGGCAATGATTGCACCAGCCTGCTCGGACCGTTGATAGGATGCTGCTGCCGCCTGTTTCATTGCTTCAGGAGTCGGCACGATCTCTCGTTGACCCCTGCCTGCGCCAACAGCACCAGATGCGACAATGGAAGCAATTTGTCCAGCAACATCGCTATCAGTTACGTCTGCCACTGCCTCACCCGTAGCAGGACCGACAGCACCAGCAACAATCTGCTGACCAGGACGAGCAGCCATCTGTCCAGCCACAGCCCTTCCAGTCGGGGTAACAGCCGTCTGTGCCATCCTAGCCATCCCGGGGATCGTTCCAATAGCACCAGCAGCACCGCCACCAGCAGCAGTCATCATCTGCTCAGGCACAGTCTCAGGCTGAGGCAGACCCATCCGAGTCGCCAATCCACCAATGGCTTGCATTGGCGTTGGAATTTGCATGGATTGAGGTGCAGCAAGGTTATAAAGCTGCGTAGCAGCCTCAGCAGCAGGAACCGCCAAGGCTCCAGCGGCCATACCAGGAGGACCAAACGGAGCGCCCATCGCAGCGCCTACAGCAACCGGAGCAGCGCCACGAGCAACAAGCCCTGGAATTCGCGCAGCGCGTTCCTCTATTGGTCTTCCTGCTGTCAGATAATCAAGCGCCTGCGTAGAGGAATAGCCCTCTTTCATGGCTGTCGTAATGTCGTCAGCGCGGATTCCGCTTTGCACTAGGAACTTGACGATTTCGTCGTCTTTGTAACCTTGGCCTCGCGCCTCGATAATGCGATCTGACAGACTCTTTGCCATGTCACTTCCCAAAAATGTCGGTCAAAGACTTACGCTTTGCTCCAGCAGGACTAATTACAGACTTTTTAAGGTCTTCTTCAATCGTCTTGTTTTTACCGTAATCCAACTGATAGCCCTCATACAAACCAGAGATGGCCTCATTGGTAGCACGGCTCAGAATATCCAATTGCTCCCGAAGTTGATCGACCGTTTGCGCTTGATCCAGCGCGGCTTTTAGGTTTTCAAACCTTGCGCCCTCTCGCTCAGTCAAAGAACCAACGCCTGAACCAGTCGGGGATTGCTGACGAAGATTGACGATACCAGCAATAAAGTTGCGATTCTTTAGGTTATCAAGCAGCGCCCTAGCATTTGCCGCCTGAGTCCCAGGGATAGCACTTAGAGCAGTACCACCGAATCCAGTCGCAGACGCAAGACCGGGATGGCTACGAACTTGCTCGACAGCATCTTTTAAGTCGCGCAGATCTTTGATCGCAGAGCGAGCGGCAGATACGACTTTTGGTTGTGCAACTTCCAACTCAGTGCGGAACTTAAGCGGAACACTTTGATTTCTAACAGTCGGCACAAAACCTTCCTGCTGCGGTTGTGCTCCGGTAACAGGTTGAGCAACTTCTGGTTGAGCGGCAACCGGTGCTTGAGGTTGAGCAGCAGGAGCAGCAGCAGCGGCTTGCAATGGTTGACCACCAGCAAGCGCAACAATGTTTCTGGTCAGATCAATACCAGTTTCTGCTTTCAACGTTTCGGCTTTAATTTGCAAATCAGCCAATGCAGCAGGAGACGGACGCTGTTGGAACTCAAGAACCTGACCAAGCTGTTGAGGGCTTAGGTTTTGTGTCTTGACACCAGGGAATTGAACCGAGGCATACAAAGAACCAAGTTCAGACAGCTTCGGAATATCCTCTCTGTTATACACCGCACGAGTGGCGCCTGTTCGTTTATCGATCTGAACAATGTCGCTACCAGAAGATTTATACTCAAAAACATCCTGCGGCTGCATGATCTTGATGCGTTTCTCAAGAGCATTTACAACCTTCTCAAAATCAGCAGGAGGGAGATATGAAGACAGTTGAGACAGTGCTTGTTGATTGATTGCAGGCTGGTTGAGAGTGCCGCCTTCTGCCGATTGGATTAGAGCGGCCAACGGATCAGCCGCCTGTGCACCAGTAGTGAGTGCTTGCTGACGCTCAGTTGTTACCAATTGAGGCATGACCTGTCGCACAAGTTCCTGCTGCTGGCGCAGCCTTTGTGCTTCTTGCATCTTCTGCATAGCACCTGCTTGGCTGATCTGCTGGTTGACAGCGTTCTGATACATCTGCTGACCAGCCATCAACCCAGAACCCAATGCCTGACCGATATTCGTGCGAGTCCTGCTAGGACCACCCGCTTGCAACAGACCCGCAGCAAGACCTAAGAGTCCCTGCTGCCTAGCCTGCTGCTGTAAGTTTTCGTCTCCCAACAGCCCAAGAACGGGATTGGCGGGAAACAGCCGATCAAGCAATCCATCCATTACATTCTCCTAGCGGGACGATACTCGCCTACACTGTATCCAGGCATCATCCGTTCAAACAGCAACCCAGGTACATCGAATGCACCCAGTTGTTGCTCCTCGTCCTGT